TGCTCAGTACTATGTTGCTGGTTATAAGGGTTCTTCACCTTATGACGCAGGTCTGTTCTATTGCCCATACGTTCCTCTTCAGATGGTTCGTGCAGTTGGCGAGAACACCTTCCAGCCTAAGATCGGCTTCAAGACTCGTTACGGAATCGTTGCTAACCCATTTGCTAACGATGGTGCTACTAACAGCCCAACCCATGCTGTTACCGCTAACCGTAACCGCTACTACAGAAGAGTTCGTGTTCAGAACCTCATGTGATCCATTTTCACATGGTTTTCAGAGGGGTCTTCGGACCCCTCTTTTTTTATCTAAATACAAATAAAAACAATGGCATCTGCTTTTGACAATCAGATAGGGAATAGGAATTTTTTATCGCCAATTGGTTTTAAATTTACTTTGGCAAAAGAACCGAAAGTTTCTTTTTTCTGTAATTCAGCAAGAATACCAGATATTAGTTTAGGTACGACACTGCAACCTTCATATTTAAAGAACATTGATGTTCCAGGAGACAAATTACAATATGGGGATTTTTCGCTTAGATTTTTAGTTGATGAAAATCTTGAAAATTATATGAAAATCCACAACTGGTTAACTGGATTAGGATCTCCAGAATCTTTACAACAATATAAAGATTTAATATCCACCGAAGATGATGACAAAGATGAAAATAATCAATTCTCCGATGGTAGTCTTCATATATTGAATAGTAATTTTAGAAATGTTGCTGTTGTAAAATTTAAAGATTTATTTCCAGTGTTTCTCACATCTTTAGATTTTGAGGCAAATGAAAATGATGTAAACTACTTTACAGCAGAGGTGACTTTCAAGTATACTATCTACAATATACTATCTTCTGATGGAAGAACTCCCTTATGAATCTTGAAAAAATTCAGGAGATGTGGGAAAAAGATTCCCACATAGATCCAGATAATCTACATGATGAATCACTAAAAATTCCACAATTACATTCAAAGTATTATACTGTCTATAATACAATTACTTTGTTAAGAGAAAGAGCAAGAGAGACTTATAATAAAATAAAATTAGAAAGGCATAATTACTACACAGGAAAAGCACCAGCAGAAGTTTATGCTGAAGAACCATTCCCATACAAAATTAGAGAAAAGGATGCATTACAGAGGTATCTAGAGGCAGATAGTAAGTTAAATACTATTGATATGAAAATTAGATATTATGATGTCGAACTAAAGTTTCTTGAGGAAATCATTAAAACAATTTCAAATAGAACTTATCAAATTAAAAATGCCATTGAATGGCAAAAGTTCCAAGCAGGATTCTAATGAACAACGAAGAATGGAATTATGAAAACGAAGATTTTGACGAAGATCTTCCATTCGTAGAACTTCAGTTCGGTCCTGAAGACCTCTATCACCTTTATGAGTCTGTAAAATTTAGATACGAAAAATGGCCAGGTGGTCATCCAGATGAACAAGAAAGACTTGCGTATCTAAAAGATTTTTTGTATAGGATTGTTTTAGAATGGAAGTTTCAAATGATGGAATAAATATCTATAGGTGATTCCTATGAGTTATGTCTCATTTGATTATTTCAAAAAAGAACGAAGTGTATCTTCAGGTAAAGGCAGATCCACATGTCTACTATGAATTAGCAGACCAATTTACCTTTGAAGTGCCGGGTGCAAAATTTATGCCCCAGTATCGAAGTAGACACTGGGACGGAAAAATTCGTCTATTTAATACTCAGACTGGAGAGATATATGTCGGGTTGTTAGATAAAGTTATACAGTTTTGCAAAGACCACGAATACACCTATGAGTTTGTAGAAAACAAGTTTTATGGTCTTCCTTTTGAGGTCAATGAGATGATCTCAAAGGAAGGTGTGAAAGATTATATGACTGCCATATCTAGGTATTCTCCTAGAGATTATCAAGTAGAGGGAGTACACGACGCCCTAAAACATAATAGAAGGTTGTTGATATCCCCAACTGCCTCTGGAAAGTCTCTGATGATATATTCTGTTGTGAGATATCACGTTGAGAAGCAACGAAATATTCTGATAGTCGTTCCGACGACTTCCCTAGTAGAACAGATGTATAAAGACTTTGAAGACTATGGTTGGGACGTAGGTTCATTTTGCCACAAGATTTATGCGGGACGGGAAAGAGAAACCGATTCTCAGGTGATTATCACCACCTGGCAGTCCATCTACAAACTCCCCCGCAAATACTTTTCAAGATTTAATGTGGTCGTTGGAGATGAAGCACACCAATTTAAATCGAAGTCATTAATATCTATAATGACAAAACTTGCCGATGCAAAGTATCGTTACGGATTTACTGGTACGTTAGACGGTACACAAACACACAAATGGGTCTTAGAAGGTCTCTTTGGACCATCATATAAAATTATTCGTACTGCAGAATTAATGTCTAAAGGTCATGTTGCCAAATTAGATATTAATGTGCTTCTATTGAAACACCCTGCACACAAATTTGAAACTTTTGAGGACGAAGTTCAATATATTATCAATCATGATAGAAGAAATAAATTCATTCGAAATCTAGCTCTCGATTTAAAAGGAAATACTTTAATTCTTTTTGCAAGAGTTGAGGGGCATGGTCAACCACTCTACGATTTAATAAATAACGGTAGTGTAGAAAATCGACACGTATTTTTTGTCCATGGTGGAGTGGATACAGAAAATAGAGAACTGGTGAGGGAGATTACTGAAAAGGAAGATAACGCAATTATTGTTGCTTCATATGGAACATTCAGTACTGGTATCAATATTAAGAATTTGCATAATGTTATTTTTGCTTCTCCTTCTAAATCCAGAATACGTAACCTCCAATCAATTGGAAGAGTTCTTAGAAAAGGAAACAACAAAACAAAAGCAACTCTATATGATATCGCTGACGATATATCCTACAAATCCAGGAAAAATTATACCCTTAACCATTTAATAGAGAGAATCAAAGTATATAACGAGGAAAATTTTAATTACGATATAGTAAACATACCGCTTAAAAACTAATGGGAGAAGAATTTTATTGTGTTATTAAACTAGTTTCCGGGGAAGAAGTCTTCTCTCTTGTAGCAAAAGATGAAAATGATGGAGACCCAGTATTAGTTTTACAAACACCAATAGTAATGAAAATGGTTAACAGTCCTTCTGGATTTTTTATAAAAATCCGACCATGGGTTGAAACAGTAAACGATGATTTCTTTATTGTAAAACCTGATAAAATTATTACTATGACTGAAGTTAAAGATGAAAATTTAATTAACTTGTATACAAGTTACTTAGAGAATAATGATGATGAGGAAATTGTAAATGATTTAAATGATTACAATCCAAGAAAAAAGGGGAGAAGTTCTGGGAAAGTAAAACCATCAGAAAAGATGGGATATATATCTTCCGTAAAAGAAGCAAGAAAGAAACTAGAAGAAATATTTAAGTTAGAAGTAGAAGACTCTAAAGAAAGCTAAAGACTCATCTTCAAACCTAACAAAGGTATTCTACTCATGATTCACTATATTGTCAAGCCCTAAAAGTATGGTATAATATTAATAATTTATATTATAAAGAGTAATGAATTATGCCCAAAAAGAAATCAGAACATTATGTAAACAATAAAGAGTTGTTAGAGGCAATGATCAACTACCGTGCCAGGGTAGAAACATCATATATGAAGACTTTCAATAAAGACCTCACTGAATTACCAAAACAAGAAAGAGGAAAACAGTGGGAAGGTAAACCTCCTATTCCCAATTATCTTGGCGAATGTTTTTTAAAGATTGCAACACACCTCTCCTACAAACCAAACTTTGTTAACTACATGTTCCGTGAGGATATGATTTCTGACGGCATTGAAAATTGTGTTCAATATATTCATAACTTTGACCCGGAGAAATCAAAGAATCCTTTTGCATACTTTACTCAAATTATTCACTATGCCTTCCTTCGCAGAATTGGTAAGGAGAAAAAGCAACTAGAAATCAAAACCAAAATTATTGAAAAGACTGGTTTTGATGAAGTTATGATGGTTGATGATAGCTTGCTTTCTGGGCACAGTTCGGACTATAATACTATTAAGGACAATATCCAATATCGAAATCGATGAAGGTTGCAATCATCACAGACACTCACTATGGTGCTAGAAAGGGTTCTAAGTATCTTCATGACTACTTTGAACTCTTCTATCAGAATGTCTTTTTTCCTGCCCTAAAAGAGCACGGTGTTGAGGCAGTCATTCACATGGGTGATGCATTTGATAGTCGTAAGTCAATTGATTACCAAAGTCTTGAGTGGTCCAAGAGAGTTGTCTTTGACAATCTCAAAGATTACGATGTGCATATGATTATTGGTAATCATGATACATATTACAAGAATACAAACGAAGTAAATTCACCAGAACTTCTTCTTCAAACTTATTCAAATATCAATACTTATAGTCAACCTACAGAAGTTAAAGTTGGTGGATTGGATATTCTATTTTTACCATGGATTAATCAAGGAAATGAAGAAGCATCTTATCAACTCATTAAAAAGACAACTAGCAAGGTCGCGATGGGGCACCTTGAACTCCAAGGATTTAGAGTTAATCGACAAATCATCATGGAGCATGGTTTGGCGAGCAAATTATTTGAGAAGTTCAAATATGTCTTCTCCGGTCACTATCACACTCGATCGAATGATGGACGGGTATTTTACCTTGGAAACCCCTACGAAATGTACTGGACGGATGTCAACGATACTAGAGGATTCCATATATTTGATACGGAAAACCTTACTCTGACTCCAATTAATAACCCTTATAAATTATTTCATAACATCTATTACGAAGATACCAACTACAAGTTGTTTAATGCTTCACAATATGAAAATAAAATTGTAAAAGTTATTGTCCGTAAAAAGACTAATCCAAAAGACTTTGAAAAGTTTATTGATAAACTTCATTCTGTTGGGATTCAAGAACTTAAGATTGTTGAAAATTTTGATATTCATGAATCTGAAGAGTTTGAAGTTGATGAGGAAGAAAATACCCTTTCAATTTTAAATCGATATATTGATGAGTCTGAGTTTGAATTTGATGGTAATATAATTAAAGGTATCTTTCAAGATCTGTATAGGCAAGCTTGCGAAGTAGAGTAAATGTTTCTTCTCACCCTTAAAGATAATAAAGATGATGGTGCTTATGCTGTTCAAGATCGATATGGGCACAAAGTTCTATTTCTGTTTGAGGAAGAGGATGATGCCGAAAGATATGCTATGATGCTTGAGGATAATGAAGAAGCAAGTATGGATATCGTTGAAGTTGACGATGAACTTGCTATAAAAACCTGTAAACTGCATGATTATAAGTATGCAGTTATAACTCCAGATGACATTGTAATTCCCCCCAAAAATGATAACTTTCAAGAAGATTAGATATAAAAATTTTCTCTCTACTGGAAACCACTTTACTGAAATTGACTTTCAGCAACATCACACAAATCTAATCATCGGAACAAACGGTGCTGGTAAATCTACCATGCTGGATGCACTTACCTTTGGTTTGTTTAATAAACCTTTTCGTAAAATCAATAAACCACAGTTGGTAAACACTACCAATGAAAGAGACTGTGTAGTTGAAATTGAATTTTCTGTCAATAGTAGGGATTATTTGGTGCGTCGTGGAATTAAACCAAATGTTTTTGATATTGAGGTAAACGGTGTTCCCTTGCATAAGGAAGCAGATGACCGTTCTAATCAGCGCATTTTGGAAGAAAATATTCTCAAGGTAAACTATAAGTCTTTTACTCAAATTGTGATTTTGGGTAGTAGCACCTTTGTGCCTTTTATGCAATTGACGACATCAAATCGTCGTGAAGTAATTGAAGATCTTCTTGATATTCGTATCTTTTCTGCAATGAATGGTCTTATCAAGGATCAAATTCGTGTTCGTAGAGATCAAGTCAAATCTTTGGAGTTGAAGAAAGATACTCTCAAAGATAAGATGAAGATGCAACAAAATTTTATTGAAGAACTTGAGGATCGTGGTCATGCCAATATCGATTCCAATCAAGCAAAGATTGATAAACTTTTGGATGAAGAAAACTCATATATGTTGAGTAATGACGATTTGAATTATCGAATGGAGACTCTCCAAGAGCAGTTGGAAGGAGTCACTGGTGCTGGTGATAAGTTAGTAAAGCTTAATAATCTTAAAGGTAAAATCTCTCAGAAAGTATCTGCGATTACGAAAGAACATAAGTTTTTTACTGAAAATACGGTATGCCCCACCTGCACACAGGAGATTGAAGAAGAGTTTCGTGTAAATAGAATTAGTGATGCTCAAAATAAGGCAAAGGAACTTAAAGATGGTTATGCAGAACTTGAGAAAACAATTAAGTCTGAACAAGAAAGAGAGCGTCAGTTTATTGCACTATCTCAGGAGATTACAAAGCTAACACATGGCATTTCTCAAAACAATACTCGGATTAACCTCAACCAGAGACAAATCAGAGATCTTGAACATGAAATTCAAACTATTACCAGTAACTTACAAAACAGAAATACTGAACATGAGAAACTAGAAGAGTTTCGAGAAAATCTCCAAAAGACAATAGAAGACCTCTCAGACAAAAAACAAGAAATCGTTCATTACGATTTTGCCTATTCCTTACTCAAGGACGATGGCGTAAAAACGAAGATCATTAAGAAATATCTTCCGTTCATTAATCAGCAAGTAAATCGTTATCTTCAAATGATGGATTTCTACATCAATTTTAAACTTGATGGGGAATTCAATGAAACTGTTGAATCACCAATTCATGAACACTTCTCATACTCTTCTTTTAGTGAAGGTGAGAAAATGAGAATTGACCTTGCACTCCTCTTTACTTGGAGAGAAGTTGCACGACTCAAGAATTCGGTGAATACTAATTTGCTGATTATGGATGAAGTATTTGATTCATCACTTGATGGATTTGGAACAGAAGAATTTCTTAAGATCATTCGGTATGTGATTAAAGATGCTAACATCTTTGTCATTTCTCATAAGACTGATCTGCATGACAAATTTGAAAGTGTCCTAAAGTTTGATAAAGTAAAAGGTTTTTCAACTATGGTGTCTTGATACACCCAAGAACAATGCAAGTCCCCAACTGGAAACACAATTCTGGTAAAGAACAGAAACGAAAACTGAAACCACAAGCAATGCGAGCACGGCGAGAAGCACTACGCCAGTTCAAAAAGCGTCACATGACCCCGCCTGAACAGCGGGGTTCTTTTGTATAATACTTCCATACGAAACAAATCAGATGGCAGTCAATCACGAAATCAAGTCTCAACTCGCCAAACTGCTTGCTACTGAGGATCTGGTGGTTGAGCACAAAAAAGTAGAGACCGCTCAGTTCAATGTTCATACCCGTGTGTTGACTCTTCCGATGTGGGAGCGAGCAAGTAGTGTTGTATATGATATGCTTGTCGGTCATGAAGTTGGTCATGCACTTTACACTCCTGACCGCAACTGGTTGAAGGAAGTCAAGATTCCCCCTCAGTTTGTCAATATTGTTGAGGATGCTCGTATTGAGAAACTAATGAAGCGTCGTTATGCTGGTCTTTCTAAGACGTTCTTTAATGGGTATAAAGAACTTGCAGAGCAAGATTTCTTCCAAGTTGCTGATGAAGATATCAGTTTGATGAATCTTGCTGACCGTGCAAATCTGCGGTTCAAGATTGGTAACTACACTCTAGTTCCTATTGAGAGTGGTGAAGAGACGGAAATTATTGATGCAATTGCAGATGCTGAAACTTTTGATGAAGTTCTTGTAGTAGCAGAACGACTTTACAAATATTGTAAGGAGAAGCAAGTCAAGACTGACCAACATCAGCAGGAGCAGGAAGAGGGACAAGAATCTCCCGAAGCACAGTCTGGTGGAGGTATGGAGACTGAATCTAATTCTGATTCTGAGGGTGGTGAAATTGGTGGAGAACAACCTAAGTCTCAGATTGAAGATGAGTTCTCTGAAGAAGAGGAAGAACTTGATGATTTGGATGTGAAGACTGCCAATTCTCTGGAAGATGCAATCAAAGAACTTGCATCCATGGATGGGTATGAGAATGTTTATGTTGAGATTCCTGACCTAAAAATTGACCAAATCATTATTCCCAATAATGTAGCTCATGATGGTGCTAAGAATTATTGGTCTAGTTGGTTGGAGGAAGCTGAACTCTCTGAAGAATCGGTTTTTGGTGAAGTTGATAAAAGATTTGTAGAATTCAAACGTTCTGCTCAGAAAGAGGTCAACTATCTGGTCAAAGAGTTTGAGTGTAAGAAGGCAGCAGACTCCTATGCTCGTGCCACCACTGCTCGAACAGGCATTCTGGATTGCTCTAAACTTCATACCTACAAGTACAACGAAGACCTCTTCAAGAAGGTCACCACTCTTGCTGACGGCAAGAACCATGGACTGGTGTTCATTCTTGATTGGTCAGGATCTATGTGTGATGTGATGCTGGATACTGTTAAGCAACTTTTCAACCTTATTTGGTTCTGTAAAAAAGTTGCTATTCCGTTTGAGGTGTATTCTTTCACTTCCGATTATCCTCACGTTCATACTGACGAAAATGGTAAGGTTACTGTTCGTGATGTTCCTTATACCCGACGTGATGGAATCTTCCATGTTGGTGAGTGGTTCTCTCTTGTCAATATTTTCACTAGCAAAGTGAATGGTAAGACTATGGAAGACCAAATGAAAACTATTTTCCGTCTTGCACATTCTTTCAGTCGTTATAACCGTTGCTATGCACCTACTCCTCCTGGTATGGGTCTTTCTGGAACTCCTTTGAATGAGACTCTTCTTACTCTTCATAAGATTCTTCCTAAGTTCAAGAAAGAGAACAAACTTCAGAAAGTCCAGTGTGTTGTTTTGACTGATGGTGAAGGATATGACCTTAAGCGTCATGCGGAAGTTCAACGTTCTTGGGAATCTGAACCCACTATTGGGTGTCGTTCAGTTACTCCTAACTGTATTCTTAGGGATCGTAAGACTGGAAACACATATTCTCTTGATTGTGATTGGCATCAATTTACTGACATTCTTCTTCGTAATCTGAAGGATAACTTCCCCGAAGTTAATTTTATCGGTATTCGTGTCCTTGAGTCTCGTGATGCTGGCAGTTTTATTCGTCGGTATTGTGGATACTCTGGAAAACTCCATGACGATACTATGAAAGAATGGAAGAAGCAGAAAGCATTCTCTCTTAAGAAATCTGGATATGATACCTACTTTGGTATCTCTTCCAATTCTCTTTCTAAGGAGTCTGAGTTTGAAGTTGCTGAAGATGCAACAAAGACTCAAATCAAATCTGCATTTGTCAAAAGTTTGCGAACTAAAAAGATGAATAAAAAAATTCTTGGAGAGTTTGTGGAACTTGTTGCCTAATAAATATTTCTATAGTAATAGGTAATTAAAATGTCTAGATTTGGTGATTTATTGAGTGGTAATGCCACTCCTTCCCCTTCTCCAAAACCTGTAGTAGAAGAAACTGTAGAAACTGTAGAAACTGCAGAATCTCCCATTGTGGGTGAAGATACTACAAACTATGATGAGGTAATTGAAAAAGAACTTAGCGAATCTTCTGAGGAAGAAGTTGTTGAAACTTTTCCGTATGAAAGTGACCTATCAATTCATGATATGAGTAAAAGTGAACTTGAAGAATATGGCAGAACGGTTGGTATTGAACTAGATAGAAGACATTCTAGAAAGAGACTCATTCGGGAATTGGAAGAGTATTTGGCCGATTCTTGAACTGTCCACAGGGGGTCTTTGGACCTCCTTTTTTCTTGTATAATAACTTCAGTTGAAACGAACAAACCACATTATGTCTCTTTCCGCAGATTACATCCGCACTTCTTTGCAGTCTCTATATGGCGAGTCTGTGGCAAGCGGAGATATTCGTGCTTGGTGCTCTATGAATGATGTCAACTATCAAACTGTGACCAACAAACTGTCTCAATATAAAGTTGGTCGTGGTAAATGGAATCTGGAAGTAACAAAAGAGACAGTCCAAGATTTGGAAGTGTCCTATAGTGCCCCTGCTGCCATGCCTGCAGTTCAGCAAAATCTTATCCCTGAAAAAGATGATACCTTCGTCAAGTTTGGCAACTTCGGTCCTATTAAAAAAATTATTCAGTCCCGTCTATTCTATCCATCGTTCATTACTGGTCTCTCTGGAAACGGTAAAACATTCTCGGTTGAGCAAGCATGTGCTCAACTGGGTCGGGAACTTATCCGTGTAAACATTACTATTGAAACTGATGAAGATGACCTTATTGGTGGAT